TGAGTCCAAAAGAAGTTAATACAGATATGATGGCTAACGCAGCAGATTCTATGTTTACAGCTTTAGCATGGAACGCTGGTGCTGCAACACTGACACCGGTTATTACAAAAGGTTTAGGTAAAGTTGGTAGATTAATGATTGGTGCAAAATCAAAAGATGCAAAAGAATTAGTCAACATTGCTAGAGATAAAGGATTGCCACTACCTATGGTAATGACTGCACAAGAAGGTACAGGTCTACTTGGTGGTTTTGCTGCTAAGTATTTTAAGGTACTTGGTATCATGCCTTTTATTAATGGTATTGGTAAAGAAGCTTTACAAGGAGCAGAACAAGCAGCAGGTAAAAATTATTTAAATAATGATGTTCTTAAATACGGTCCACTTATTAAAACAGGAATGTTATCAGCTACTGTTTGGAAACAAGCAGACGCAGCTTTTAAACAAAATTCTAATTTAATTAATTCCAGTTACAAAGCTTTTGATACTTTAGCGGATACAATTGGTAATCCTAAAGTTATTCCTACGGGTCATGTAAAATTTATGGCTAGAAATTATGTAGATGAACTTTCTATGAAATATCCCGGTTTAAAATCTTATGCACAGGATGCCTTAGGTGACATAGACATGAAAGAAATTGCTAAATTACAGGGTACAGGAGATCCATTAGCTTTATTTTTTAGATACATGAACGGTATTGATGATTTTGTTACTCCTAAACAATACAAAGGAATGATGGAAACATTAAACAGAGCTATTTCTACCACAACTTATGACAATATAAGACCTACTTTATGGTCTATAAGAGAAGCTCTTGAAAATGATCTAAATTCATTTGGTGGAGCTATAACAAAAGAAACATTTTTAAAAGATGACACAGTAAAAGCTGCTTATGAAACATTAAAGAAAACAAATCCTGCTGCAGCAGAAGCAGACATGGCATTAAAAATAAAAGCATCAGAAGGTTTGAGAGATAAATTATACAGTGCAAACGACACCTTCTCTACATTAATGAACTTTTATCAAAATGCCAACGCTACCAAAATATTTAGAGATTATAGTGCAACTACGTTTACTAACAAAGCTTTGGCTGGAATTGGTTCAATGCAAAAGAAAAAATCTCAAAAATTTTTTAATGATTTAGCAAACGATGTATTTACAAGCGGCACTCCAGAAGGAATAACGCAATTTAGGCAATTATTAGGTGCTCAAAAAATAGTATCACAAAAAACGGGACGAGCAATAGGTGTTACTAAAGGTGGTGGAGAAGCATTATATGATGCAGCAAAAGCAAGATGGATGTTTAACTCATTTATAAAAAGTTTTGATTCAGCAGCATCTCGTCCAGGTAGATCGATGATTGATGAAATTACTAATGAGGCTAGTGTTAGAGCAGGTATTAATGGAACTGTTGATGTTATGGAATCTATGGTTCAAAAAGGTGATGTTGTAGATTTTAGTTTAGATAAAGTAAAAGCTGGAACTAATATATTTGATGCAACTAAAATTAGATTTAGCCCAAAAGATACTTCTATGTTTAACATAAATAAATTTATGAGAAATTTAGGTTTAAGTGATATTGTTGATGATGTAGGGCAAGATAAAATGACAGCTATTTTAGGTGGTAAAGCACAATCAAAAGAATTTGAAAAATTTTTAACTTATATGAAAGCAATATCCGATACCCCTATAGCTGATACTTCTACTTTTATGCAAAGAAGATTACAATTAGGTGGACTTAATTCATTTACAGGAGCTTTAGTTCTTGGAGGTTCTGCAGCTGTTAACCCATTTGCACCAGCATTATTTATATTACTTGGAAGACGTGCGGGTCAAATACTTACAGATCCAGTAGCTATGAGAGCTTTTAATGATGCGCTTAACCCTGATGAACAAATTAGACTATTGATGGGTAAAAAAGTAGGTAATGGTGTACCAGGAGTTTTAGGTATTGGAAGACGATACTTTAAAGGTAGAGACATTCAAACAGCAGCTAACGTTTTAAAATCACCTAGCGTTGTTGGTAGACTTGGTCTAACACAAAAAAGAGAAGCATTTGCAAGACTTGTTAATTATTTAAATGAAAGTGATGCAGATGTTCCAAGAGTAGATCCTAAAACGGTGACACCAGAAGAAATTACTGAAAGAATGGGACAGTTGGATGCGAAAGTTCCAGCACCTATTTATGATGAAAACACTATTCCTAAAAATAATTTTGAAGTAATGTTTGCACAAGATTATTCAGGAACCTCTGGTAACTTACAGACAGATACTAACGCTGTAAGTATGTTATCTACAGCTACACAAAACGAAGCTATGGTTGATGCTGAAGAAGCACCGATTGAAGCTGAAGAAAAAACATCTATTATGGCTGATCTGCAACTTGAAGACCCTATAACTCAACCGCCTGTAGCACCAGTACCACCGGCTACCGGACAAGTAAATCCACAACAGTTCCAAGCTTTGTTTCCCAATGATCCGACAGGAGCTGCAATAGCACAAAGAGGAGTTAAACGTGGCTAAACAATCTGCAGCAGCTAGAATAGATCACCACGAAAAAATTTGTAAGCTAATGCAAAAACAGACCTTTGAAAAGATGGATAAGATGGAAGCACGTATAAATAGAATAGAAAAAATTATTGTAGGCGGTATGTTTGCAATATTTATGGCTGTACTTTCCAATCATTTGTAGTATTAACTACGTATGAAGTTACTTAAAAAGTATCCTTACAAACATTATAATAGATTCTCAGACACAACAGGACGTAAATACTTAGTAGATAATATTAAAGTTCCGAGTGTCACAACCATACTTTCTGCAACCAAGGACAAACGTTTTTTAGATAATTGGAGACGTAAGGTAGGAGACGCAGAAGCTGATAGAATAATGAAACAAGCATCTACTATTGGCACTGAAATGCACCAGGTATTAGAATACCATTTAACAGGTCAAGGTTATTACAATGCTATGGAAGAAGGATCTAAGCCAAGGATGATGGCGAAAACTATTTTAAATAATATTAAAATAGATGAAGTATGGGGTAATGAAATAAGTTTAGAATATGAAAATAAATTTGCAGGTACAGCAGATTTATCTTGTGTTGCTTACGGGAAACCGAGCATCGTAGACTGGAAACAATCTAACAGACCTAAAAAAGAAGAGTGGGTTGAAGATTATAAATATCAACTAGGAGCTTACTACTTAGCACATACTAAAAATTATGGGCCAATTGAACAAGGTGTAATATCAATTTGCACTAGAGATCTCATGTATCAAGAATTTAAATTAAACGAATCTGATTTAAAAGAATATGGAGATAAATTTTTAGAAAGAGTTGAACAATACAATAAACTTATAGCAACCAACTCTTAAGATCTTCTTCTCCTAAAGTTTTAGCAGCAAGCTTACCTTTACTGGTAAGAGACTTCATGATAGCTTCATCTAATGTACCTCTGGCTACAATATCAATATAAACAACAGTACCTTTTTGGCCCATTCTATGAGCACGGTCTTCTGATTGCATTCGGACTTCTAAGTTATAACTGTTGCTAAAATAGATAACAGTATTGCAAGCAGTGAGAGTGAGACCAAAGCCACCGGTAGTAGGATTACCAACTAAAAAACGACATTTGTCATCTGTTTGAATACGATCAACAGCATTTTTTCTATCCTCAACACTAACTTCTCCATAAATACTTACTGTGGATTCTGGGCCATACTTGTCTATTAGAAAGTTTTTAATTTCATGAATGTTATATAAATAATTAGCCCAGATAATAACTTTACCATCAGTTTCATCTAATGTCTCCTCGAGAGCAGAAAGTTTGGATTTATGTAGTTGTAATATTTTTCCATCATCATCTTTGGTAAAACCATTACATACCTGGTGTAGTTTAATAATTTCTGTAAGTTTGTTAGAAAAAGATATTGTACTATCTTCTACAATAGCAAGTGCATGAGTTCGTAGTCTTTCATATATTTTTTTACCCTCACCTTCTAATTCTATATATCTCTTAGATCTAACCTTAGGTTTAAGATCTAAACATTGGTCTTTACGTATTCTGGTAGCAAAACTCTTCATTTTTTCTTCTAGTTCTTCTAATCTTTTGTAATATTTAGGTACACTTACAAACCTTCCAGAACCTACAGGGATATCTGTCATCTCAGCATATCTATTTCTAAAGGCAAGATAACTATTAAAACCTAATAATTCTGGACTTAAGAATGCACATTGTGTAAATAGATCTAATGGAGATTTTGTTATTGGGGATCCTGTTAGTATACGCTTTATATGGGATAATTTTCCTAATCCTAAAATGTTTTTTGTTCTTTTTGCTGATCGGTTTTTTATTGTGGTTGATTCATCCAACGCTACAAAATTTAATTTATTTTTTTTAAGGTAATCAACACACGCTTCAAATCCCCTTCTAGTTGATAAAGCTTCTACGTTAATTAAAAATATTTTAAGATCTGGTGATTCGCTTAACTTATAATAATCTTTAGGTTTATCTAAATTCCATTTATATATTTTATATTTTAATACATCTGGCATATGGGTTTCTATCTCAGATTGCCAATTTGTATAAACAGACTTAGGCGCAATAATTAAAACAGAGTTAATTTTTCTTTGTAAATAAAGATAAGCAATATTATCTATAGTAACTTTTGTTTTACCTGTACCCATTTCCATAAAATATGCCCATGAATTTTTTTCTGCTGATTCGGACAAAGCATTTCTCTGGTGCTCGTACGGCTTGGTCTTATAGGGGTATTTCGACATCTTAAAAGTTTTTATATTTTTTTCTTGCAAAGATCAAATGAATAATTTAAGAGACCTGCAGGAGGAAAAATATGGATATTGAGAAAATGTCAAACATTGACATTAGTCAAGATAGTGTAAAATCTATTTCTGACAAATGCAATTCTTTAAATACGTTACGAAAACAAATAGAAAAAGATGAAGAAAGTCTTTCACTTCTTAAGCATAAAGCTAGAGATATGGAAGAGAGAATAATTCCAGAGATGATGCAGGAAGCAGGTGTATCTTTGTTGAAATTAAGTGATGGTTCTACTGTAGAAGTTAAACCATTCTATGCAGCAAAAATTCCTGAATCACGTGTAGAGGAAGCCTTCAGTTGGTTAAGAGGTAAGGGGTTCGAAGATATAATCAAGAACACCGTAACCGCTTCATTCAATAGAGGTCAAGACAACGAAGTCTCTGAATTAATAAAAGTCTGTGAAGACCATGGATTCAACTATAATAAAAAAGAAAAAGTTGAGCCTATGACTCTTAAGGCTTTTGTTAAAGAGCAAGTCGAGGGTGGTAAAGAACTTCCTTTTGATTTGTTCGGTGTGTACATCGCAAATAAAACGAAAATAACTAACAAATAATAGGTAATAATATGAAAATAAAAGACGGACAATCGGGCCAAGTATCGATTAAAGAAGAGGCTGGTGCAGTTGCTAATATTGATTTAGAGCAATTTGCTGATGCTGGATTTGATAATGTAGATTCAAAGAGTTTAGCATTACCATTTCTAAAAGTTCTGGGACAGTTGTCACCACAAGTAACTCAAGGTGACAGTCAGTTTAACCCTGAAGCAAGACCTGGAATGATCTATAACACCGTAACAGATGAACTTTATGATGGTGCAGGAGGTATAACAGTTATACCTTGCTATTATAAATTAGAATACATTGAGTGGAGAGACAGAGAAAAAGGTGCTGTTGCTCCTGTAAATGTTTATTCTTCTGGTTCGGATATCATGACTAAAACTACCAGAGGTGACGATGGTAAGGATAGGCTTGAGAATGGTAATTACATAGAAGAGACAGCTTCACACTACGTTATGATAGTGCAAGAGGACAAATCTTCTACAGCTATGATTACTATGAAATCTACTCAAAGAAAGAAATCCAAAAAATGGAATTCAATGATGATGTCTTTGAGACAGAAAAGAAAAGATGGTAAGGGTTTCTTTAGACCTGCGCCATTTACTCAACAATACACAATCAAAACTGTTTTAGAAAAGAACAATCTAGGTTCGTGGTACGGTTGGGAAATCGAACACACAGGTACAGTGGGGAGCGAAGACACAATCAAAGCAGCTTTTGAGTTTTACGAATCATGTAAAAAAGGTGCTGTCAGAGTTAACCATGGCAAGGAAGAACAAGTAGAAAAAACTCCATTCTAGTATGGACCTACTTGACAACACCCTGGGAGAGTTTGTAGAACTCTTCCAGGGCTCTTCTACATATTTTGGATGTTCTGCACCTACTGGAAATAAAAACTCTAAGGGCAAATCAGAATTTAAACATTGGGTTGAACCTAAACCGATGACAAAAGATCATTGGGTTCAACACTTAAAAGGAGAAGCTTACTATGGATCAGTTCCCATTCGAGATGATAATACATGCAGTTGGGGGGTCATCGATGTTGATCGTTATAATATACAGCATCAGGACGTTATATCGGTTATACGGAAAAGGAAATACCCACTCGTCCCATTCAGATCAAAATCCAACGGACTCCATTTAATTATTTTTATCAAAGGTGTTGTTGCAGCATCTGCGATGAGAAAAAAATTAATTGAGATCGCTTCAGATTTAGGAATCAACGACACCACTACAGATATATTTCCTGCACAAGATCAAGTTGATTTGACACCTGATAATTGGGATGACAAAAGAAAAGGTAACTTTGTAAACCTACCTTACCAAAACGCAAAACTTCCTACAAGGGTCGCTATGGACGACCAATGTCAGTCAATAAAAATAGAAGATCTATATAAATTTGTATCTAAATTTAGATTAACTCCTGAGTCTTTTAAAAAATTAAAAATATTTCAAGATGATGAGACAAAAGATTATCCTCCTTGTGTAGTTAACTTTATGAAAAATAAAGTACAAAAAGGTGAAGGTCGTAATGATGCTATGTTTAACGTGGCTGTCTTAGCAAAGAAGATTAATCCAGATCCAGTAATGTATGAAGAGTGGACAAGAGATATGATGACTAAGGTTTGTAGTGAAAAACTTCACCCAAAGGAATTACAAAATATATTTAAGGGAGTTGAAAACAAAGAGTACACTTATAAATGTAAAACATCTATTGCAAGAATGCATTGTGTATCTAGCACATGTGTAAAAAGAAAATTAGGTATTGGAGCAAATGAAGCTTTACCAGAAGTTGGAAAACTTATTAAAGTTAACTCTTATCCAGAACCTTATTGGATACTACCCATACAAGGTAAATCTATAAGACTTTCTACAAAACAATTATACCAACAGCAGTTGTTGGGAGAACAGTTATTAAATTATGATATTGTTTGGAGACCATTAAAACCCTCTAAACGAGATCCAGATCCTTACAGAGATTGGCTTGATGAGTTAATACAAAATAAACAAGACATGGAAGGTTTTGATTCTGGTGAGGAAAGACAAGACGTATTTAATTCTAGAATGACTAGGTTCTTAGAAGATGTTGAAGATACTACTGAATTTGATCAGATAGATTCTGGTAACATTTGGAAAGACGAAAGTGAGATGAGATTTAAGTTAGAAACATTTAAATCATTCATGAAAAAAGTAGGGTATAATTGGAATGAAAAAGAATGTACAAGTTTTCTTGAGCAGGGAAAAGCTTTGCCTAAGAAGAAGTTTCAAAACATTAGTAGTAGGCATTGGGTTGTAGCACTACCACAACAAACAGAGCATAAAAATAAAGATGTCAAATTTAATAAAGCAAAAGCTGCGTGGGAAGACAATTAAAATATTTGGACCACCAGGTACAGGTAAAACAGAGAACCTTCTAAAACGTGTAAAACGTTATTTAGAAAAAGGTTACTCTCCCGATGAGATTTGTTACGTATCCTTTACTAACAAAGCTGTAAATGAATGTGTTGCAAGAGTCAGACAAAAGTTTAAAGGTTATGATGAAGATGCTTTTTCATATTTTAGAACACTACATTCTCTGGCCAGACAACAGTTTGCTGAAATTCCCGTATTAGATCCAAAGGCAGACCTGCTGATGTTTCATACACAATATGGCACTGTCAAGGTGGGTTACAAAGATACTTGGGATGATCAAAAAGTATATAATAATTGGTCGCTTCAAATTTATGACAGGGCAAGAAACATGAAAGTAGATCCTGTGTGGTTGTACAAACAACAAACAAGAAAAACAGTTAGGCTACAACAATTTAAATCTATTATTGCAGGGTATCAACAATTTAAAACAATGGAGATGGAGACAGGACAACGAACACCGGACAGATTAGATTTTACTGATATGGTAGAAAAATTTGTTAATGATGGTTTAGTAGTACCTTTTAAAGTTTTAATGGTAGATGAAGCTCAAGATCTCACACCTTTGCAGTGGGACATGGTTGTTAAGATAGCTCAAGCAGTAGAGAGAGTTTATATTGCAGGAGACGATGACCAAGCAATATATGAATGGAATGGTGCGGATGTTAATTTGTTTCAAACATTTCCAGGTAAATCATTAGTGCTTAAAAAAAGTGTAAGACTTAATAAAAATATACATTTTTTTTCTAAATGTTTACTTAACTCTATGGGTGATAATCGTATTAAAAAAGAATTTTACTCTAATGGTAAAGAGGGTTCGGTACATAGGTGGAATGGTTTAAAGAAAGTACCTTGGGGTATGGAAGGTAGTTGGATGGTGTTGGCTAGAATTAATGATGTGAAAAAAGAATTACAACAAGAGGCAAGAAACCTTGGCCTGTACTATCAAGATCAAAAAAATAATAAGTCTTTTGACCCTAATCAATTTGCAGCAATTAATTATTGGGAGAAGATTTGTGAGGGTGGTAGTATTACTAGAGAGGAAGCCACAACAATGTATGAGTTCTTATTAAACATTGACCACGGCTACCGGTCACAGGATAGTAAAAAATGGAGTTTTGCACATCCAAATCAAGTGTTTACATTTGATGAATTACATTTAAGGTGTGGTATGCGTGATGAAAAAGGTCTGTGGAATCAAGTATTTAAAAGAAAATTTAAAGATAAAGATAAACAATATTTTCAAAAACTTATGAGTGAAGGTGTAGATTTATCACAACCTCCTAAAATAATTATAGATACTATACACCAAGTAAAAGGTGGTGAAGCAGATAATGTTGTCCTGGCCAGCAAATGTAACTTTCCATCTCATTACGAAAAAAAGAATTTAGCAGAAAAAGTAAAAGAGCTTAGGGTTTGGTATACAGGTGCCACTAGATCTAAAAGCACATTACATTTGTTAGGCACTTACCATCAATATAATTTTCCATTAGGAAAGTATTATAAACAATATGAGGCTAACTATGTCAGATAAAAGTATGTTCGATGAAGCATTTCCGCAAGACAGACAAATCGGAGGATCCCACTACCAACATTTTGAAATTCAACCTTGGACATTTATAAGAAAGAATGGTTTAAATCCATTTCAAGCAAATGTAATAAAATATGTTTGTAGGTATTTATTCAAAGGAAAACAAATAGAAGATTTAGAAAAAATTAAACATTATTGTGATTTAGAAATAGAACATTTAAAAGATGCCAAAAAGAAGAAATAAACTAGTAATGTGTGAACACTGTGATGAAGTAGTGGCTGTAATTGTACATGAATACAGTTATTACTGTGCAGACTGTGCTTTGTTTGATTTAGCCGTACCTTTTAAAAAAGCAATATCTATTGAAGATGCAAACCTAAGTAGGAAAATACAATGACCCATCAATTAAATTTTATTTACAACGATAGTGATTGGATAGCTCCAGCAGAGTATCCAGATTTATCAAAAGCAACAGAGATTGCAATTGACTTAGAAACTAAGGATCCAAACATAAAAACTAAAGGACCAGGTTGGGCAACGTTTGATGGACACATAGTAGGTTTTGCAGTTGCTGCTCTTGGACAACAATGGTATTTCCCTATTGCTCATGATGCTGGTGGGAATATGGATCTATCGATAACCTGCGCATGGATGCAAGATGTTTTAAAAACAAATGCTACAAAAATATTTCACAATGCAAGTTATGATGTAGGTTGGTTGCTTGTAAATGGATTTGAGATTAGAGGTAAGATAGTTGACACTATGATTGCAGCAGCATTGATCAATGAAAACAGATTTAGTTTTAGTTTAAATGCATGTGCTAAAGATTATTTAGGTGAAATCAAGAATGAGACATTTTTAAATGAAAAAGCCAAAGAATGGGGAATTGACCCAAAAGCTGACATGTGGAAGCTGCCTGCGGGCTACGTAGGCTTCTATGCTGAGCAAGATGCAGGCCTAACCTTACGTTTATGGGATCGGCTTAAAACAGAGGTATCTAAGCAGTCTCTACACGATGTTTGGGAAATGGAGATGGAATTACTGCCTATTTTGATAGATACTAGACGAAGAGGAATAAGAGTTGACGAAGAGAAGGCTTCTCTGCTAAAAAAAGAATTCAAACAAAAAGAGTCTGAGGTTTTATCAAGTATAAAATCTCAGACCACACTTGATGTAGATATCTGGGCTGCTCGATCTGTTGCTCAAGTGTTTGACCGAATAGGTGTTGACTACCCACGTACAGCAAAAACTGATGAACCAAGCTTTACACAAAACTGGTTAGTAAATTGTAATAACCCAATAGCGCAACTAATAAGACAAGCAAGAGAAATAAATAAATTTCATTCAACATTTATAGACTCCATTCAAAGGTATGTTCACAAAGGCAGAATTCACTCTGAGATAAATCAGTTAAGATCTGACCAAGGTGGAACTGTATCTGGACGTTTATCATATTCAAATCCAAACCTACAACAAATTCCTGCAAGGAACAAAGAGTTTGGTGACAAAATTAGAAGCTTGTTTCTACCTGAAGAAGGTAGGCAATGGGGTAGTTTCGACTACTCACAACAGGAGCCTAGGCTTGTTGCTCACTACGCTGCATCGGTCAATGATAACTTTGAAGGTGCAGCGGAGTTTATCGAAGCCTATAAAAATGAATCAGCTGACTTTCATCAAATAGTTGCTGACATGGCGGGAATTACAAGAACTCAGGCCAAAACAATTAATTTAGGATTATTTTATGGAATGGGTAAAGCTAAATTAGGTAAAGAATTAGGTATTACAAAAGATAGAGCTGAAGCTTTGTTAAGACAATATGGTGAAAGAGTACCTTTTGTTAAAAAATTAGCTACAGATGTATCTAGCTCTGCCTCAAAATATGGGTTTATTCGGACGATAGGGGGCCGTAAATGCCGATTTGACATGTGGGAGCCTGCTACCTTCGGAATGAACAAGGCTATGCAATATGAGGAGGCTAAGGCAATTTATGGAAATAACATCAGGAGGGCTTTTACTTACAAAGCCTTAAATAGATTGATCCAAGGATCTGCCGCTGATCAAACAAAACAAGCTATGATTAATTGTTACAAGGCTGGTTATAAACCTTTATTACAAATTCATGACGAACTTTGTTTTTCAATTGATAAAGAATCTGACGTTCAAGGTGTAAAAGACATTATGGAAAATGCTATAGACACATTAAAAGTACCATCAAAAGTTGATATTGCATTAGGAAAATCTTGGGGCGAAGCTAAAGAATAATTTAGAGCGCAGTATCCTTAGGGAAAAATTTAATTTTTTTTAAGCTAGTCTAGCTAGCTATATCTAGAAGACCTAATTTTGCGTCTTCAACACTTTGATCATTAATCTTTTTTCTTAAATCTTTGATCTCTATATCAATCCACTTCATATCTGGAGTAACTCTACCCTGTTCCAACGCTTGCGTTGCCCACTTGGACTCCAACTGAAGCTTCTCCGATATTAACTTTTGTAGGGCCATCTCGGTTTACCTCTTCGAAGGTTAAGAATAAAAAGTTAGGATCCTCAAACCCAGCACCTTCAATCTCTTTTACTTCTCCTGAATCAACCTTCTTTACAAAACATTCAAGAGCGGTCTTATCATCATCAGCGCTAACGATCTCATCAAGATACACATTTTTGTATTTTACTTGGATACGATAGTGCTTCATAAGGTATTATATATCAATTTGTGACATGATTGCAACTATGTAGTCACCTTTGGTTTAGGTTTAGGTATTACTGGTTTTGGGACTTGTATTTGTCTGCACTCAAATTTAACAACAATCTTGTTTTTTTCTACGTATTCCTTATCAAATTGTTCAGTTTCTTCTAATGATTTAAACGTGCCATGAGCTACTCTATAGCCATATTCTACACAATCGTAGTGTGATGTGAACGTAAAACCAGGTATATGATGATTAGGGCAATCATTGGTTATCATACTGCACATGTACATAACTAATATAAATTTTGTCATAATATCCTATATTATCCTAGCTTATTATTTACTTGCATATCCCATTAAAATGTTTATATAAAGATACACAATAATAATAACAAAGAGGAGGCCAAATGGCAACCACAACAAAATGTGATTCACAAGTGTTCAAGGATTGGAGTGAAAAAGTAGATAATATTTTATCACGGCTACCGAAAACTGACGTAAGTGGAGAACCACTAGAGTATCAAGACGATGCTTACCAAGAAGTTATGAAGATGTTGCAGCAGTGTTCAATGAACTTTGAAGACATGCCTATATATCCAATTAACGAAACCATTGCTAATAAACTAATACAAGATCAACAGATGGGGGCCGATGAAAGACCTGATATTTAGTATGATGTTTATTGCATTGTTAACTATTATCCCAGCAAAGATATTATTATTTATTTTTGCATCTGTGGGATATTTAATGTTCTACTAACCAAGGAGGAAAAGATATGAACAAAGCTATAAATAATAAATTTTTTGAAACTACTGATTATAGTAAATTCAAAAAGACTAGAGGTAATAGACCTGTAGACGAAGCACACGTGCAACAACTTAAAAAGTTAATTGCAGAAAAAGATTTGTACGATCCAATTCGTGTAAATAAAAATCTAGAAGTTGTTGATGGCCAACACACGCTGGAGGCCAGAAAACAATTAGATCTAAAGATTCCATATATTATTATGGACTCTGATGATCCATTAGATGTAGCAAGACTTAACACAGGTCGTAAGAACTGGTCTATGGAAAATTATTTAGATCAACACTGTGCGAGAAATAAAATGGACTATCGAATTGTTCGAAACAAAATGCAACAGTACGGAATTAATGTTGCAGAGATGGTAGTGCTTTTGTTAAAACAAACTTCACTGTGGTCAAGAATCAGTAATGATTTTAAAACAGGACGATTTGTAATTCCTGCAGGAGGTATTGAACATACCGATCGTATTGGATCACAATTGATGCAACTTAAAAAATATTTCTATGGTATGGAATCTACAAAGAATAAAAGATTCAAACGTTCCATGGTGGTGTCTTATATTGTTGCTGACAAACACCCTAAGTTTGATCATAGAAGATTTAAAACTGCTTGTAAGAGTAAATCTTCATGGTTTTTGACAGGTACATCTACTGCTGATTACATAGCGATCATTGAACGTATTTATAATGCAGGACTGACTCAAAAAAATAAAATAAATTTAGTTGAGTTTTATAAAACTAAAGAGTATCAAGACAAATAGGAGAAACAATGGACGTAAACAAATGGAAATCAATTGCTGTTGATATCGAATCATACACAATTATTAGGGCAATGGGTGCAAATGGCCTTAGAAACCCAGGCAACATGATTAAAAAAATGGTTAGCGATTCTATAAAAAAGATTGCTAAAAAAGAAGGTGTTGCTGAACCTAAGATGAAAGAGAATTTATTGACTCAAGGAAAGAAACTCTTGAAGTAATAATAAACATCACTGATGTTGGATAAGGGCCGCGAGAGTGGCCCTTTTTTATTTGACTTAGATCAATAAATAGTTATTAATTAAATAGTATTCCTAAGCCTAAATGAAATAAGTGGGGCTTTCAAAACACTTTATTTTCATAGAACAACGAAACTCAAATTTAACTTTAATTTAAGGATTTATTTGTGGGCAAAGCTATTAAGAAAAGTAGTGAAGAAGCATTAAACCATGCGTTGGACAAGCTAGTGATGGTGTGTCCAAATAAGAAGACGTATGATGAGTTAACAAGTTTAATGTTTCAGTTGTATTGTGGAAATGACTTTGGTTTAGGAAATTTCAGTCTTTCTTTTCTCGACAAAATCGAGGATAGATGGCGATCAGGACGTAAATCGGTAGCGAAAGCTAAAGGTTTAACTCTGGTTGTTAAAAATGCTTAACCACGGTGTAATTTTTCCATATCGATATCTTTTCCCGCATCGTGGTTATGCAAATGAGTACCAAAAAAGCTAGGGGATTACTTAAAGATTCAATCATATTATTGGACCTGATGACAGGTGAGGATAGAATGAACTACCTTGAGCGCATGTGGAATTTGTATTTCAGAGTGTACGAGAAGAAATCTATTAGAGTTACAAGAAATAAAAAATCTAAAACTTTTTTAATGGATAAGAAGAAAGCCTATGACTTGTGCTCCCAGCTTACTCAAATTTTTGGGCATTAAATTGAGTTTAGAGATTGTAAAACCTAAAGCTTTTGCAGAACAGCGATTGTTTCAGGCAATACTTGTCCAGGCGTTGGAGGACGCTGTAAATCCATCTGGTTTTAAGAAAGAGACATATTACAAGCATGATTCTCATAAGTGGTTTGTTAGTAATAGTATAGAATTTCAAGACATATGTTGGGGTGCTGACATGGATCCTGAGTTTGTACGTGGTGAGTATATGAAAATGGTAGATAGTGGAAAAATTTTTTTTACAAAATTACAGGTATCCTGGATTAAGTATCGAGATTTATATAAAAGGTATCGGGAGTGTAATACTAAGGAGGAAAGAAGAATTATTAAGAAATTGATATTGAAAGAGAATTTAAAAAGATTAGAGGACTAGTCATGGGGGTCGAATGTGTTTGACTCCTGGAGGAAAACATAGGGAGCAATTCCTCGAAAAACCTCCAGAAGTAATTAACCAATTGTGAATGAACACAGCTGAACTGTATCAGAATAACGGATACCGGACAATGGAAATATTTACTATATAGATTATCTAGACCCCTGAGCAATAAAAAGTACCCCCGGGGGTAAAAGAGGTGTCCCTGCTGTCCCTGTAGACTATTATTCAATTATACCAACACTTCTAATCAATTTAGTACTGTCCCTGTGGTGTCCCTGTGGTGTCCCTAAGGGACACCACTCTTGCGGGAACGCTATCGAAACTTTTTGGGGCTATTACTTTACGATGAAATAATCTATATAATAGAAATATGCGAAAACAATTATTTATGTTAGCTAAGGATAGAGTTAAAAAACTATTCCCTGGAAATAAGGAAAAACAAAAACTATATACTGATGAGTATGATAGTGCAAAAATACATATGTCTCATACATCTGCTGATAGTTATGCAAGAGGTGAAGTGAGAAGAATATTTACACCAAAAAAACCTAAAGGTAGAAAGTAATGCCTGGTGGACTTAAAAAGAAATCATTAAGAACTGAATTAGATTTAACTCCAAAACAAAAAATGTTTGTTGAAATCTATGTTGCTGATTGGGGTAGCATAACACAAGCTGAAGCTCTTAAACGTGCAGGCTATGTTTGTACTAATGAAAAAGATTATGGATCTGTTGCATCTAGAATGTTATCTAGAAAACACAGTCCTCATATAGCAAACTACTTTGATAAGTTGTTTGAAAGAGAAGTAAAAAAATACACAAGTGACAACCTTAGAAGATATAAAAGGTTAGAAAGAATTGCTGACAAAGCAGAGAAAGAAAAACAATTCGCTGCTGCTATTAACGCTGAGTATAGATCTGGTCAATTGGCCGGTGCTTATGTTGATCGTAAAGAAGTAACTGTTAGTGGTTTGGAGGGTATGTCACGTGAGCAACTTGAAAAAAAGCTCGAGGAACTATCAAACAAGATCGATGGATTCAATGCCAAAACGATCGAAGTTGAGTCCGAAGACGTTACAGCAATTGAAGAGGGCTAGTTGGTCTGAGTGGTTAGATGTTTTTAACCAAGTACATAACTCTACAATAACTACTTCAGTTGGTAAAATTAAGGTAAAGATTGATGATTAAAAAAAAGAGACAACAATCTAAAATATTAAACTTTGATTTTAAAAATCTCGGTAATGTAATTGATGATTATCCATTTGTTGAGATAGAGTGGTTGGACATCGAAGGTGATGCTGGTTGGAGCAGCACAAAAGATTTAAGCAAAGAACAATTACCTGTATGTGTATCAAAGGGTTACTTACTTAGTCAAAAGAATGGGATTACGAGGATATTTAGTGATTACATTAAGTCTAAGGATAAACCAACGTTTGACAATATTGGTGCAACAACTATTATTCCAACAGCAGTAATTAAATCAATTAGGAAAATAAAATTATAATTAACTTACTTAATCATGTCTAATAAAAATGGGGAAACTAGGCTATGGCAAAAGGTAAAAAAAGGACTGACTGATTGCTTTCTAACTCGCGTAGAATCTAGCACAATCAATGGTATTCCTGACATTCATGCTGTAATGAGTAATGAAGTTTTTTGGATGGAATTAAAATCAGATTCGTTAAGTTATCCGAAGCTAAATAAGTGGCAGATTGTTTGGATCAACAAGTATATCATGGCTGGTGGTAAAGTTATTATCTTGGGTGAGACCCCTTTGAAGAGAACCCTTAAACTGTACAGACCGGTGTCCGTTTTCACTGATGCTCGTTCCCTCGTCCCGTTTGCCTCGTTCTCGTTCCCGTTACAATGGCCACTGGTCCAGCGCAGGATGCTAACGGAGCTGGGATCTCCTTCAGAGGCAGCGTAGCTCTCGTTCTCGTGCCCTGGCCACTGATCTTTTCCCTCTTTGTTTGATCAGTGGCCTGGGGACCAGCAGCAGGTGAAGCTCTCGTTTCTCGTTCTCGTTTACTGGATAAATCTCGTTCTCGTTTACTGGCCACTGGTGAGCCCCCGCAGCGTCAGCTTCAGGGGGGTGAAGACTGGGATCAGGAGAACTTTGTGGTTGACAGGTATCCCATGATGTCGTATGGTCAGACAAACAAAGGAGAATATATGGCAATAGATTTCGATGCACTGGATCTCGTTCGAGGCGAGAACAAATCTCGTTCTTACAACACTAAGTTAGATGGGCTCCAGCAGCAGGTGACTGAGCTCACCACGCTGGTAGCTCAGATGGTAAAAGAACTTCCTATGGAAAAGAAATGGTCGTTTGAAGAAAGATTAAAAAAAATCAAAGAAAGGCCTTGACAGGTATCCCATCGTGTCTTATATGTAGTTCGTTAACCAAAGGAGAACTACATGATAAGTAAAAAACTAATACAGCAGATGAACAATTATTATGATCAAGAGTATATCAAAGATGGATCTAAGCCCAAAGAAGATAAACCTGAAGAAGGCAAAGTATACGCACTGACCGGTGGCTCGGGCACGCGCTGCATTGCCAACGGAAATACATGGAAAGAGTCAGAGGTGAAGGATGACTGATGAACTGAAGGAGTGGTACCTAATGCCAAGCATCAAGGAATGCCTCGCTGAGTATCAGAAGCAGGATATAGGATTAATTGCAGACATTGCTAAGCACGGCTGCTCAGGAGGTGTCGCTGGTATTACGTATTACTCAGAAACAATTGCGTTTCATGATCACCATCAGGAGGAGATCTGGCAGCTGGTCCAGGATCACGCGGATGCAGCTGGCCTGAAGAAGGGTGAGTTTCTACAACACATATCCGAAGACCCAACCTCGCTTACTGGACTAGTTAATGATCTCGTTTGGTGGACGGTTAAAGTTCGGGCCCAGGAGCTGCATGAACTGGTACCTGCAGCTGGAGCTTCCATATGAGTTTCGTTGTCGTTTGGCTGTGCCTTTTGTTTATGTTTCCTGGTATCACATTAGCTGGCACTGGGATCCTGATGCTCTCGCTCGTTGGTATTCTTTGATGCACCACATGTCGTCTCGTTTAGAAAGGTGAGCCCCCTGCGCAGAAGCTACTGATGGAGTGAAGGACTGGCGCTGGAAACTCTGGTGGTAAAGCTCGGTCTCGTTTGAAGTAATGGATAATGTGGTACATAGACTACTATGGAGTTTGGCACCCAGCAGGAGAAACTGCTGTGGTATGAAGAATGGTAAGGTTGCTAGTTTAGAATAATTCTAAAAGATAATTGTTGCATTAGTATATAAGATACGATAAGACATTAGAATTAATCAACAAAGGAGAAAAGTTATGGGATTAGATCAACACGCACACCTTCGAGGTCAAAAGGTAGATTGGGAACAATACTATTCTGATGATGATTACGGAGATAAAGCAAATGTTTTTGTGTGGAGAAAACACGCAAGACTTCAACAGTTCATGGCAAAGAAGTGGGACGAACAAAACTCACACCATAAACATGAGGGAATGCTCTCAAGTTTAGGTTTTAATTCTGATTGTGATGCCCCTGTATATATAACTCAAGAGGTGGCTAAAGAGTTAGCCGAACAAATACAAGAGGGCTTTAAGGATTACAAAGCAGAAGATGGATTTTTCTGGGGGCAACAGTTCCAAGAGGAAAGCGTCAAGGAGTACAAGGAACAAGATATCAAGTTCCTTAAATTCTGTGAGCAATCTATCAACGAGAGTAAGGTCGTTGAATATTGGTGTAGTTGGTAATGGCTACTGATAAAATTAACGAGGCGACAGATGTCGCCTCGTCTCGTTCTCGTGGTGGAAATAAGAAAGATAATAAAACTAAACAACAGCTGGGGACGGCACGGGAAAAACTTTTCACCGAAAAAATAAAAAGACTATTTAATCTATTAGAGGATAATAATGCTAATACTACTATTGCTAGACCTAATAAACTTAATTAAAAAAAAGTTAAATTAACTATTGAATAAGATTTAATAAGATGTATTAATTAGAGGTATTTATAAAAATACATAACTTAACAAAGAGGTAAAAATGCAAAGAGCAAAAAAGCTAAAGCAAGACGAAAAAAAAATAGTCCTAGCTTATGCAACACTAAAGCTAAAAGCAAATAGACTTAACAAAGAGTTAGACAGTATGAAAGAGCATGTTGTTAATCTATTTGATAGAACAAACCAAAATTTAATTATTGTTCAAGACGAGCATGGAAATAATTTTGGATTGCAAAAGATTAACAGAAAGAGAAAATCTTTTGATAAAGATAAATTTAAATTAAGTCATTTAGATTTATGGAATGCACATCAAAAAGAAATTGCTTATTGTGAGTATAAAGCAATAGGTGGTATTAATGGATTGCAAGAACCTAGCGAGGTATCAAATGCCCAATAATGATTTGATCAACATAGCTAATGTATTGAGTGAGAAGTTAAACTCTAATGCACCTACTTCACTTGCTGACATGGTGGTGGACAATGGACAAAAGAAACAACTCAACTATGAGATCATGTTTCAGTTGTTAATGGGCGAGTGTGAAAAGCACATACTTGAGAACGTTGGCAATCCAATCGTTGATGAATTCAAGGACAACATACTTAAAAAGTTCAGCACCCTTGTTCAAGCAATACATAACACAGAATAATTAAACACTAACCAATGGCGAGGCTATGCACCTCGCCATTGGTGTATCTATCACACACCTATAGCAAGGCTCATAATCAATCTCATAATCGTTTTTAAAATTGCAGGTATCAGGGTTCGCGTTGCCAGGCTAGGTTTTTTGAGGCGAAAGGGTTTACAAAGTAGGATATACAAATATACTAGGGTCCCAAACGAGATGAAAATAGAAAACTTAACTGAAGATGAATTAAAAGATATTATTCTGAAAAAACAGTTAGAGTGGATCAAGCTCTGCCAGGATAATTTTTTAATTTTTGCAGAGTCTGTGTGGCAAGACTTTATCTATCGTAAAACAAAGGACCCAAAGAAGTATGGGCACCATCAAATTATTGCTGAATCGTTTCAAGATATTGCAGATGGTGATGCAAAGAGGCTCATAATCAACATGCCACCACGTCATACTAAATCTGAATTCGCATCTTATTTATTCCCTGCTTGGTATATTGGTAAGTATCCAAAGAAAAAAATTATGCAGGTATCACACAATGCTGAACTTGCTTCAAGGTTTGGTAGCAAAGTTCGTAACTTAATGAACACCAAGGAGTATAAAGAAATCTTCGGAAGTGTTACACTTCGAGAAGACAGTAAAGCAAAAGGCAGGTGGGAAACCAATCACGGTGGTGAATACTTTGCAGCGGGTGTAGGCGGATCTATCACAGGTCGAGGGGCCGATTTGCTTATTATTGACGATCCACATACGGAACAAGATTCCTTGTCCGATACAGCGATGGAACGTGCTTACGAATGGTACAGTTCAGGACCCAGACAGCGTTTACAACCAGGAGGAAGAATCTTAGTTGTTATGACTCGTTGGGCTACTGATGATCTTACAGGAAGGTTGGTCAAAGCACAGAGTGGTACTAAAGCAGACCAATGGGATGTAATTTCTTTTCCTGCAATCATGCCAGATGATAAACCCGTATGGCCTGAGTATTGGGGTAAAGAAGATTTAGATTCTGTTAAAGCCTCAATCTCAATGAAAAATTGGAATGCACAATATATGCAGGACCCAACCTCAGAAGAGGGTGCAATTATAAAAAGGGAATGGTGGCAGGATTACGATAAAGAAAATTTACCAAAGTTACTTCATGTCATACAAAGTTATGATACTGCATTTTCTAAAAAAGAAACTGCAGATTACTCAGCTATTACCACCTGGGGGGTATTTGAACCTATAGAAGGTTACGAAAAAGCAATTATATTATTAGATGCACAAAAGGGACGTTATGATTTTCCAGATTTAAAAAATGTTGCACTAGAGCAATATCATTACTGGGAACCGGAAACTGTAATCATTGAAGCAAAAGCTAGTGGTACACCATTAATTCACGAACTTCGTAGAGCAGGAATTCCTGTAATTGATTATGTTCCAGCTAGAGGACGAGATAAGCATACTAGAATAAATAGCTGTGCACCTGTATTTGAATCTGGTATGGTGTGGGCACCTTTAGAGGAACACTGGGCACAGGAAGTAATTGAGGAATGTGCAGCGTTTCCTAATGGTCAGTATGATGACTATGTTGATTCTATGACCCAAGCTGTGTTAAGATATCGACAAGGTGGATTTGTTTCTACGTACTCGGACGATTGGGACGACCCACCAATGAAATTAGAAAAAGATTATAAATATTATTAGGAGAATTTTATGGGAAGAACTACAAAAAGAATTGGTCTAACTCAAAGAGGATCTGATGAAGGTGGTTCAACTTCAAGAACTTCTACTCAAATTGAAAATTATCATAGAAACAAAAGAACTTTTCAATACAAAAAAAATGATAGAGGAAAGATAATTAAAATTCCAATGCTTACAGGTGGCCAAGCAAAAATTGCAGCCAAAGCTCCACCACCAAATAAAATTGATGCAAAAGATTTCGCTGTGCTAAGAGCAGAAAAAGCAAAAGGCAGAGGCATGGGTTTACAAGATGAAAAAGTTAAACCAGGTAAAGTTATGAAAGCAAACTTAGGTTTAATGTTTATGAAAAAAGCAAAAGACAAAGGTGCTAAAGGTGCTGAGTTTTTATCTCCACTTGCAATGCTAAAAAGAATTTCTGGTAAAAAAATGGGTGGTGTTGCTAAATACAGAGTCGGTAAATCTATTAAAGTTAAAGACGATTCATCTTTTAGTAAAAAAATGGAACTTCAAGACAAAGGTGTTATCAATAAAAAAACTGGTGCTGGAAGAGAAAAAATTACAAAAGCATTAAAAGCAACTAGAGTTGGTAAAATGTTATTACCTGTCGCTGTAGCGGGAGTCGCTGCACAACAATATTTAAAATCTAAAATGAAAAAGAAAGATGAGCCTAAGAAAAAAATGGGTGGTGGCATGATGAAGAAATATTCTTCTGGTGGAGAATCTTCATATACAAAAGGATATGAAGGAAGAAAAACTGGAAAAGGTGTAAGAGAAAGTTTAAAAGATAAAGTTACTCCTATGAAAAAAGAAAGATTATTAGAAGGACTTAAGGCCTCTGGTAAAATGGGTGGTGGCATGATGCAAAGACCTATGGGTTACAAGTCAGGAACATCAGTAAAAGTAAAATGCAAACTAGGTAGAAACAAACCTACTAAAATTACATAGGAGGGACAATGTCCCTAAAGGCATTACTCAGAGCTGGTAAGGAATTACTCAAGGCGAAAAAACCTTCAGCAACACCGACCACCGGACAACAGACAAATCAAATAACTTACACACCTAAACCTTCACAGGCACAGGCTAAGGAATTAGTTACACAAGAATTAAAAAACCCACCTGTAGTTTTAAAGAAAACAAAACCCCTGCAGATGGGTGATGACTTAGCACCTGCTTTTGGTTCATCAACATATGACTGGGCAATGAGAATGGGTAGATCTAAGTACACTGCAGATGAGTGGCTAGATCATTTAACATCTACTAGAAAAGTAAACTTTAAAATATTTGGTAAGCCTGCACAGAAAACGGTCCGTGAACAAAAAAGATTTAAATACGATCAAGGTCCCTTTGCCGGTAAAGAAGTTAGTGTATCCAAAGAAGAATTATTCGATTCCAATTTAGCAGTATTCAATGAAGCAGGAGACCTAACAGGTGGCCTGTTATATGCAGCAAAGAAATTTGGTTTAAAGCTTGATGCTAATGAAATAGGAGCAATGATCAAACTCAACCCTATTAATAGATTAAAACCAATTGAACTCGGTGTTAACAAAGGTGCACAAGAAGCATTTGATGTATCAGCAAAGAATGCAAGGAATGTTGTTAGAGATTTACAAGTCAAATACAAAGATAATGATGCTATAAAATATGAATTAGATCAACTGCAATACTATTTAAAAGCTGATAGCGGTGTTCCAAGTAGGGGATCTCTAAGAGATATAAATGATACATTAAAAAATTTGACAAAATCTGGAATGGTATCTGTAGATGAAAAAAAAACACTGAACAAAGTTATTGGTGATATTAATAACAAAGTTGGACCAATGCAGGCTACAAAGACAAGATACGGAAATGAATCTAATTACACATTACAAGGGGGTAAAGATTACAGAGAAACTATCTTTACACTTCCAGAAGATATTACAACTAACGCAAAATTTAGAAATAAAGGTGGACACTTTACAGAGGAGATTGGAGATACAAATAATATTTATCATATTAGATTTGATACAAGGTTCACACCTGATGGTAAAAAAGTATTTATGATCAATGAAATACAATCTGATGTAAACCAGAGTATTGCAAAAAGTATGACTAAAGCCGCACAACTATCAGGAGAGAGAAGACTGAATCCCTTTAATGCTGAAATAGAATTAAATTTACTAGTAGGTCAACGTGGTCGAATGCTTAAGGATTTAGATGAAGCTGTTGCTAAAAATGAGTTTGGTAGAGTAAATGCTATTAGTGCATCTATGAAAGATATCAATACAAAATTAAAAAGATTAACTACTCAAAGAAATACTTACAGTGATGATAAAAAAGATTACTTCCCAATGGTTGAATCAGATTCATACGGAGATCATGCAATAAAATATTTGATGCAGAAGGCTGCACGTGAGAATGTTGATTACGTAGCCGTTGCCCCGTTTGACAAAGTAAGTTTCAGACAAGGTTACAAAGCTGGTAACGAAAGATTTTACGGTTATTCTAATGGTAAAGGTATAGGTAAAAAGGGTAAAGCAGTACTTCCAGATGTTATGGGTAAGAACGCAAGGTTCTATGGATCAAGCGCAGGGCCAACAAAGATATCTCTGTCAGATCCAACAAAACCATATAAAAATGTTAGTAGTGATAACTTCAAATACCCATCAGATCACCCGTTAAAAGGAAAAGAAATTAAAAGCACATATCACACTAGTTCTGGTATGAATCCAGAAAAGGGAACTAAAAATATTCCAGCAGGGGATCCACGCTTGTATTTCGATGCATATGCGATTAAAGTAGTTCCACTAATGAGAAATACACAAAAAACTTATAAGTCCAAAGGCGGACTTGTAGTGGATATGTTTAAACCAATAAGGTACAATTAATCATGGCAGTAGAAAAAGTAACAGAGGAATTAGCAGAAGAAGTAGTTGAACAACCTGAGGGTCTTCCAATTGATGTAGAAGTTGAAGGAGAAGAAGAGGTTGTAGAGGAAAGACCTCAAGACGATTTTAATGCAAACCTTGCAGAAGACATGGATGAGCGAGAGCTTAAAGAGATGGCTCTGGAACTTATTGAAGAATATAAAAAAGATAAGACATCTAGAAAAGAATGGGAAGATGCTTATATTAAAGGTTTAGATTTATTAGGAACTAGATACCAAGAAGTATCAAGACCATTTAAAGGAGCCTCCGGTGTCACGCATCCATTGTTAGCTGAATCGGTTACACAATTCCAAGCACAAGCATACAAGGAACTCGTACCATCTGATGGGCCAGTTCGAACACAAGTCATAGGTTTACAAACACCGGCTACCGAACAACAAGCAGATAGAGTTAAAGATTATATGAACTACCTGCTGATGGAGGAGATGGAAGATTACACAACTGACATGGATCAGATGTTATTTTATCTACCCTTATCAGGATCTACATTTAAGAAAATTTATTACGATGCATTATTAGATAGACCTGTATCTAAATTTATACCAGCAGAAGATTTAGTAGTTCCATACTACGCATCAGATTTAAAAGACTGTGAGAGAATTACGCATGTTATTAAAATGACAACTAACGATGTCACTAAAAAAATGGCAGCAGGATTTTATAGAGATATAGAATTGATTGATTCAACTACAGAACCCGATTCAGTAGAAAAGAAACTAAATGAATTAGAAGGTATTAAAAACACGGGTACAGATTATTTAAACACAATTTTAGAAATGCATGTAGATTTAAACCTAGATGATTTTGAAGACTTTGATGACAAAGCTAAGAAGATTAAAATTCCATACATTGTAACTATTGATGAAGGTAGTGGAGAAGTTTTATCTATTTACAGAAACTACAAACCTAATGACATAACTTACGCTAGAACAGAATATTTTGTTCATTACAAATTTTTACCAGGACTAGGTTTTTATGGTTTTGGTTTAACACATATGATTGGTGGTTTATCACAAGCAGCAACTCAATCTCTAAGACAATTAATTGATGCAGGTACTTTAAAAAATTTACCAGCAGGTTTTAAATCACGTGGTATTAGAGTTAGAGATGATGATCAGCCGATTCAACCAGGAGAGTTCAGAGATGTGGATGCACCTGGAGGAAATATTAGAGATCAGTTTTTTAATCTACCGTTTACAGAGCCATCACCTACACTTTACAACTTGATGGGCTTCGTTGTTCAAGCAGGACAAAAGTTTGCAGCGATAACAGATTCAAATATTGGTAATGATGCTCAAAACAGAGCTGTTGGAACTACTGTTGCACTTATGGAAAGAGGATCACGTGTAATGAGTGGTGTTCACAAACGTTGTTACTACGCAATGAGATTAGAATTTAAGATTTTAGCAAGAATTTGTGGTGAATCTTTACCACCAGAGTATCCTTATGATGTTTATGGTGGCCCAAGACAAATAAAACAAGCAGATTTTGATAACAGAATAGATATTTTACCTGTGGCAGACCCAAATATTATGTCTATGTCACAAAGAGTAACACTTGCACAAGCACAATTGCAAATTGCACAGTCAAATCCACAAATGCACAACTTACACGAAGCCTACAGACGTGTTTATGAAGCACTTGGAACTAAAACTATAGATCAAATTCTAAAACCACCACCAAAACAGCCAGAACCTTTAGATCCTGCAAAAGAAAATGCACGGGCACTTCAAATGAAGTTGCTTACAGCGTTTGAATTCCAAGATCACGATGCACACATTGCTGCACACATGGCATTTATGGCATCAAGAATGGTACAAATTAATCCTCAGGTATATGCACTACTACAATCGCATATTTCTGATCACGTTTCTTTTAAAGCTAAAGCACAAGTTAAACAAATGGTTATGGAAAATCCTGAAATGGCACAAATGGCTCAACAGGATCCTCAACAGTTTGAAATTATGTTTGAAGCTGAAGTTGCAAAGGTTGCAGCACAGATAACTCAAGAGTTAGTACAAACTGAAAATGCAAATCAGAATAAAGAGGACCCATTAATTAAAATTAAACAACAAGAAATTGATTTAAGAGCTATGGATCTTCAAAGAAAAGCAGAAGAGACTAAATTTAGAGCAGATCAAGAAAATCAAAGAGCGGCAGACAGACTTGATTTTGATTATGATAGACTTGCAACACAAGACCAACAATCAGATGAAAGATTACAAGTTGCTAGAGAAAAAATGAACAAAAAATGAGAAAAGGTTTAAGCGGAGGTGTACGTAGTGGCCCACCTCCTAAAAGAGGGCCAAACCCACAAGGACTAACCGAAAAGAAGTTTAAAAGTGTTAAAAAGTACACCAAAAAACTCATACGAAAGTCTTCCAGTATCGTCTAAATTAATTTTTCTAGCTGGAATATTTGATGGAGAAGGAAGTTTTGGCATTTGGTCAAAGGGGATAGGAAGAAAAAAAGAATTTGCTTGCACAATAGAGATGACAGACCGAGATACGCTACAAAAATTTGTAGATATGTTCGGGGGTCAGATGTTTCCCTGTAAAATAAGAAAACCACACCACACTCCAACTTGGAGATGGAGGCAGAACGGCTACAGGGGTTTCCAAATAATGGATAAAATGATAGAATTCATGAGTAAAAGGAGACAGGATAAATATTATGTGGTTAAGCGCGATAAAATTGGCGGCACAAGCAGGTACGCACATCTTCAAAAAACGTCAAGAGACGAAGATGCTGATGGCGGACGCACAAATGATGCATGCAAGAAAGATGGCTCAAGGTGAGGAAGCTTACCAAGGTAAACTTTTAGAATCAAGAAATTCGGACTGGAAAGACGAGGCAGTTTTGATAATTTTGTCAGCGCCCATAGCAGTCCTGAGTTGGGCTGTCATAAGTGATGATCCAGGAGCGATGGACAAGGTAAAATTGTTCTTCGAGATGTTCTCACAGCTCCCGTCATGGTTCACAAACCTGTGGATCCTTGTCGTTGCGAGCATTTATGGTATTAAGGGAACTCAGATCTTCAGGGGCGGAATGAATAAGGATAAGAAATGAAATATTTAATTACACTTATATATCACTGGTCTACTAAGTTGACTTCATGGTCTTGGACAAAATTATATGGAAATAGAACAACAGGGTTAGGGTACAAAAAATGAATTTAGAACGAGACTTACAAAAATTAAGAAAAGAAAGAGCATTAAAAGAATCTGCTATTGCTCAACTACGTAAAAGAAGTAAAGATTCAGTAGCTAGACCTAGAGCAAAAAAAAATATACTATCAACTAATCCAGGGATGCAAAAAATATGACAAAGTTATGTGCTAGAGGCAAAGCAGCCGCAAAAAGAAAATTTAAAGTTTATCCATCAGCTTATGCTAACGCATATGCATCAAAAATATGTGCAGGTAAAGCAAAAGATCCATCAGGAGTAAAAAGAAAAGATTGGGGACCTAAGAAAGCTGCAAAAGGCGCTGAAATAAAAATTAAGAAAGTTATTAAGGGTTTAAAAAAAGCTTCTAAATTACACGCAGGACAAGCAAAAAGTTTAAGCACAGTAAAATTAGTAAGAGGCGGTGGTGCAGCTATAAGAGGACTTAACTTTCAAGGTGTGAAGTAATGAACAAGAAAGGTTCTTGTTGGGAAGGTTATGTTCAAAAAGGAATGAAGAAAAAAGGGAATCGTATGGTTCCAAATTGTGTGCCTGCAATGAAAACAGGTGGATTAACAAAATGGTTTAATGAAAAATGGGTAGATATTGGAGCAAAGAAAAAAGGTGGCAAGTTTCAAGAGTGTGGAAGAAAATCTGCCAGTGGTTCAAAGCGGAAGTATCCGAAGTGCGTACCACTTGCAAAAGCCACAGCGATGTCAAAGTCGCAAAAGGCCTCTGCTGTTGCCAGAAAGAGATCAGTAAGTAATGCAGGGCCAAAACCAGCTAACGTAAGGACAT